GTAGAAATCACCAATGCCTCATTCACGTTTAACGGCCAGACTTATGATTTAAACGGCACTTACAGTGTTCTATCGGTAGCTGATGACCGTATGGCATTGTCTAATCCGGCTGCGGTAAACTCCAACTGGTTAAAGCTTAAAGAGTTAAGTAACCAACAAACAACAGCTTTATCACCAAAGATCAGTTCAATAGGTGAAAAGTGGATTGGTCCATTCATTCTGGACAATGTCGAACGAAGTCGGGTGCTATGTAACTTTGTGGCCACAAATGGACTTTACACAGTTTCTTCAGGTGGAAATCAGGGAGCTGTAAACGTCACGATTGAAGTTGAAGTAACGCCGGTTAATGAATCTGGTGCAGCCATTGGCAATCCAATGCTGAAGCAGATCATCCTAAAGGGTTCAGCAAAGTCACGTCAGACAGTTGGTGCAACGCTGGATATGGTCACGTTTCAAGGTCGCTGTAGTGTCCGCGCACGCCGTTTAACACCAACACCGGCGGTTACAACGGTAGTAGATGATGTGAAGTGGCAAGCACTATATGGTGCATATCCATTACAAAGCACAACGTATGAGCATGAAACGGTTTTCCGTGCACGTACATATGCAACGACTGGAGCATTGTCAGTTAAATCCCGCAAGATCAATTTCGATCTTCAGCGAATGTTACCGACTTATAAAAATGGCTCAATGACGACTGAGTTATTTCCAACTTCAAGTTTTGCTGATGCACTGGTCTCAATGGCGCTTGATGACAAGATAGGCCGCCGTACGATCGACGAAATAGATCTGGAAAATATCTATCGGACTTATAACGATGTAGTTGATTATTTTGGTACACCACTTGCGGCTGAGTTCTGTACTACGATTGATGATACAAACCTATCTTTTGAAGAGCTGGTCACCAATCTTTGTGATGCCGTGTTTTGTACTGCATATCGTCAAAATAATAAGCTCAAGCTTTATTTTGAACGGCCAACTGATAACTCGGTAATGCTATTTAACTTCAGGAATATTATTCCTGATAGTTACAAGCATGATCTTACCTTTGGCGTGATGGATGACTACGATGGACTGATCTATGAATACACGGATCCGGCCGACGATAGTCGTATCAATATCTATCTACCGGATAAAGGGGCCAAGAACCCCAAAGAGGTGAAATCTGTAGGTGTGCGTAACAAGTGGCAAGCTCATTTTAATGCGTACCGGCTTTGGAACAAGCTTCGCTTCCAGCGCAAATCCATTACCTTTGATGCGGCACCAGAATCAGAATTACTGGTTTTACGTGACCGGATCGCTGTAGCTGATTATCGCAATGGTATCCATCAAAGTGGTGAGGTGGTGCAGCAAGAGGGTTTAATCCTGACTTTAAGCCATGATGTAGATTTTATTGCAGGCAAGAGTTATGTGATTTATTTGCAAATGGGGGATGGCACAGTGGACCTTATTCCTGTTACCGCAGGATCTGCCAAGAACAAAGTAGTTTTAGGGCGTTTACCGAACGGGGCCTTAAAGCTTAGTCCCGATGACTTTGTGAATACTATCTATACGGTGGTTAATGACGATACCAAAGGCTCACTGCCTTATCTGGTTGCAAAAAGAGAACCGGCTGACCAGTTCTCAAATACCATTACGGCAATTAACTATGATGAGCGCTATTACCTCAATGACAAGGATTTCATTGATGTGCCGGTAGATGATTCACCGATTTACATTCGATATGACCAGCTGGATATTAATCTGGCACGTTTATATCAGATGCAAAGAGGGGATTTGCCAACGACTGGAGAAATCAGTTTTGTAGTTGAAGCAGGTGCACTGGTTTCAAGTTCAAGTTCTTATCGACCGGAAACCAGATTTGTCTATAAATTCGACTATAAGTCTAGTCCTGCAAAACGAGAGTATATCGTTCCAGCTGCATCAGAATTACCTGCTATTGATACTGGTGAGTTCCCACCTGATCTCGTGGTAAATTTGACTATTAAAGGTGCTGTTGTTGGACGTGGTGGTGATGGCGGGTTGCCACATCTAGCTTACGGAGATTGGGAAAAAGATTCAGACTTCAATTTTACCAAAACCCGGCGTGATGGTTTTCAGGGAGCACCAGGTTTATTGAACCGGCACAGCAAACTAAACCTGATTATCGATGGAGGGACGTTAGCTCGAGGCGGCTCAGGTGGTGGAGCAACACCAAGTGGTATTTACACTGGATTATCTTATGGGGTTCAGGGAATTCCTGGTGGTGCTGGAGCACCATTTGGTCGGGTCATGACTGGACAGCCGATTTCAAATGACTCACAAGATTATCGCCTCTATCTGGAGAGTTATTTATTGGTTATGAAAATCACTGATGCTGAAGCTTCGGTACCCGGGAAGGGTTACCGAACCCAAAATGACCGTTATGGTTCTCCATTATCAGGTGATGGTGGAAACTGGGGCGAACGTGGTACCAAGTCTACCAATGATGGAACATGGAATTGGCAATACCATGGCACAACTGAAGGCCAGCCAGGGCCGGGTGGACCTGCAATTGTGGGAGTTGCTCCACTTACAACCAAATTAATGAATGGAGGGAAAATCTTACAAACCCTTTAAACCTTATAAGAACTTTGAGCACCCAATTCGGGTGCTTTTTTATTGTCTAAAAATATCTGGAGAGATTTATGGAACCAGTTTCCACAAGCGGTTTAACAGCAATTTTAAAATTTTATGGTGCAGCAATAATGGTGACTTTAGCAGTCGGTTTGGTTGCAGCAGTTGTATTAATGACTCGTATGCCACGCTCACCACAAGAGTGGGCAGTTGGTTTGATCTGTACGGTTGTATCAAGTTTGGCTGGCGGCTCATTCATTATTGTGAAGTGGGGACTTCATGAATGGGTTACTGATGTATGGGGGATGATCGCTCTTGGTGGCTTCTTCTTTATTTGTGGGATTCCCGGCTGGGCTTTGGTCCGATGGATTTTTAACTTTATTGATAAACAGGAGGGCAAGACAATTGTTGAAGTAATCAAAGAAGTTAAGAAAGCCAGAAAAGACATCGAAAACACTTAATGCCGCCTTCGGGCGGTTTTTTACATTTATAGGAAACTGAAATGAAATTTATCAATCTACAAAGAACACTTGGTGTTGCAGTTGATGGAAAGATTGGACGCAGCACCCTTACAGCCTTATTTAAGAAGCTAGGCGCAAATCAAAGCCGAGCTGAAGAACTGGCATTAGCTGCTAACGTACACTTCAAAGATTATGCGATTCTCTACAATGAGTTGCGCTTTGCCCACTTCATTGCACAGCTTGCACATGAATCAGGAAATTTTCGATACATGGAAGAAATAGCCAGCGGCGCAGCTTATGAAGGTCGAAAAGATCTAGGTAATATTATGGCTGGCGATGGTGTGCGTTTTAAAGGCCGTGGACCGATCCAATTGACTGGCCGTGATAACTACCAAAAATATGGTCGAGCATTGGGCATTGATTTTGAATCACATCCCGAACTTGTAGCAATTCCGAGTATCGGCTTGCTAGTCGCTTGTAAATTCTGGACTAACAACGGGTTGAATGAACTTGCAGATCGTGATGACGTTTTAACTATAACCCGTCGCATTAATGGTGGTACAAATGGCTTAGTTGAACGTAAAGCCAATCTAGCCAAAATTAAAAGTTGGATGTCATGAAGGCTTTAGTATTACTATGCTTTCTCCTAACAGGATGCACAGCTCATACGATCAATAGCAATGTGAGTGTAGGTATTTGTGTGAAAGCTCTCTGAGGAGGGCTTTATTTGTAATAATCCACATAAAAAATACTTTGAATTTTAGGCTTAAATGGATCTAGTCCACCCCAGTTTTGAAAATCAATAATTTCACTTATATCCAGTGAAAATACTTTACTTAAAGGGTATTTACTTTTCTCTATGAGCAAGAAGGGTGAAATGATTTCATCAAATTGATGGGCTGTAAGATCAATAACATACTCATCATTTTCTAACCAAAAATGATGTTCATTTTCAATATTTGTCCCTTTCATGAGTTTAAAATCATTTATGCCTTCTTGTTGAAGAATTATTAATAGTAAGCTACTTGCTTCCTCACAAAAGTTTCTGGGAAAAACTTGCCATATCATTGGAGATTTTAGATGGTCTTCAAAAAACTTAAGAGCAGAGCTCGTTATCTGGTGCACCTTTTCGTATTGCATTTAATTTTTAATCCTTTTAAACAACAGTTCCTAGGATTGGAATCATCTGAGGCCCAGTCATCCGAGCCTTACTAATAATCTCGACGAGTTCATCATAAGTTAAATTTAAAAAATCTTCTTTTTAATTAGTTTATTAATGTATTCCAGTGATTGGTATTTTGGTAGGAAGATAAAACTATTCTAAATCTTCATCCGTTACGTAAATATAAGGTACAAAATAAGGAACCTCTCAACAGACCCTAATCATTTACTCGATTTTTGACATATTTTGTAGTGAATTACGCAAGTACTATATAAGTTTATTTTTTAAACACTCGGCTTCCTTATTTCATACATTAATTTACAGCTCTAGGTCAGGTTATAAGGCTCTAATAAAAAGGCTTTTTAATAATCAGCAGCCTTATTTGAGACTATTTATGTTGAACTAGAGAGGAAATCCGCATGCGTGCTCTTACCTATCATGGTGCTCGGGATGTACGAGTTGAATCTGTTCCAGATCCAGTGATTCAGGAACCAGATGACGTTATTTTAAGGGTGACAGCCACTGCCATCTGTGGCTCAGACCTACATCTATACCGGGGTAAAATCCCCGCCACTGAAGACGGTGATATTTTCGGCCATGAATTTATGGGAGTTGTAGAAGAAGTCGGCCCTGCAGTGACAGAAGTCAAAAAAGGTGACCGGGTGATCATTCCCTTTGTCATTGCATGCGGTCACTGTTTTTTCTGTGAACATGAACTGATGGCTGCCTGTGAAAATACCAATACGGGTCGTGGTGCAATTCTCAATAAAAAACAGATTCCACCAGGAGCGGCCTTGTTTGGCTTTAGCCACCTGTATGGTGGTGTTCCGGGTGGTCAGGCTGAATATGTGCGGATTCCCAAAGGCAATGTCGGACCGTTTAAGGTTCCCGGCTCCTTGCCTGATGAAAAAGTATTATTCCTGACCGATATTCTGCCAACAGCCTGGCAGGCAGTAACCAATGCTCAAGTCACCCGTGGTTCTACAGTGGCAATTTATGGTGCTGGTCCAGTCGGTCTGTTATCTGCAGCTTGTGCACGGATGCTCGGTGCCGAACAGATCTTCATGGTCGACCATCACCCTTATCGCTTGCGATTTGCTCATCAAACCTATGGGGTCATTCCGGTCAACTTTGATGAAGTCGATGCAGCTGAATTTATTATTCAAAATACAGCAGGTTATCGTGGTGTTGATGCAGTTATTGATGCCGTTGGTTTCGAAGCCAAAGGGAGTGTTCTGGAAACAGTAATGACCAACCTGAAATTAGAAGGTTCGAGTGGTTCAGCACTAAGACAATGTATTGCAGCAGTCCGACGCGGCGGTGTGGTGAGTGTACCTGGGGTTTATGCAGGTCCAATTCATGGCTTCCTGTTTGGTGATGCCTTTGACAAAGGTTTAACTTTTAAAATGGGACAAACCCATGTGCATAAATACTTGCCGCAGTTACTCGAACATATCGAAAATGGAGATCTGTCTCCGGATGTGATTATTACCCATCGCATGAAACTGGAAGATGCTGCGGAAGGTTACCGTATTTTTGATAAAAAGGAAGAAGACTGTCGTAAAGTCATTCTAACGCCGTAAATTTACTTAAAGAATAAAAAGTGCCTTCTAGGCGCTTTTTATTCTTTAATCAAGACAGATCAAATCACCTGTTTTTATTTTTCAATTTTCTTCATCAAAAACTAGAGTCTGTTGACACTTACTGTTCAAAATTAACCCTATAAAGGTAGCCATAAAAATATACAGGCTAAGGCAACAGAACTTTGATAATTTCTTTTGAGCTTTTCATATCGAGTAGCTATTCCTCTAAATTGCTTTAATCTACAAAACATACTTTCAACTAAATGCCTGATTTTATATAAATACCAGTCCATATGGTCATTGTTCGATTGGCTATTTGTTTTCTTTGGTATATTCGCTTTAGTCCCTGTTTTCCTGATC